ACAATTTTCATGTCTACAATTGGCACACGCAACGTCGAAAACACTTACTTTGAGTGGGGCGAAGTTGATCTTGCGGGTGTTGCAACTGACAACCGCGTAATCGAAGGCGAGTCTGCTCCCGGCAACGACTCACCAACCAATGCGGTTCGCAAAGGGAACTACACACAGATTTCAGACAAAGTTGTCGATGTGTCTTCCACTGCAAACAAAGTCAACGGTGTTGGCGATGCACAAACAGTTGCAGAGCAAGTTGCTTACAAACTGAAGGAACTGAAGCGAGATATGGAAGCAATGTTGCTTTCAAATACTGCCGCGTCTGCTGGTTCTTCTGGTACAGCCCGTGCAACCGCTGGTTTGCCAGCCTTTATCACCACAAACACTGCGTTTGGTACTGGTGGTTCTGCTGGTACAACATCCGGTACAGGTGAAGCTGGCTTCCCTAACGCCGCTGCTACAGATGGCACAAAGCGCGATCTGACAGAGGATATTCTGAAAACTGTTATCGCATCTTGCTGGGATAATGGTGCAGAACCTTCTGTTGTTCTCTGTGGTTCTTTCAACAAGCAAAAAATGTCTGCCTTTACAGGTAACGCTACGCGCTACAAAGAAGCGGAAGACAGCAAGTTGAACGCTGCAATCGACGTTTATGTGTCCGATTTTGGTGAATTGCAAATCGTACCATCGCGTCACATTCGCCCTCGTGATGTGTTCGTACTTGACCCAAGCTATGCTTCGGTTGCTTACTTGCAGACTGCAAAGCAAGAGCCATTAGCGAAAACAGGCCACTCTGAGCGGCGACTTATCTCGGTCGAATATGGCCTTCAGGTTGGTTCGCAAAAAGCTCACGGCTTTATTGCTGACTGCTCCACTTCTTAATTCGATTGGGGGCTGTAATGGCCCCCTTTCCCCTTTTGGAGTTTTAAAATGCCTAAAGTAAAAATCACAACAGACAAAACATGGGTTGGTGGCTCTCGCGCTATAGAAGGCCAAACTTATGAAGTCACCTCAGAAGAGGCAAAAGTTTTAATTGCAAACGGCTTTGCTGAAGCTGTGGAAGTTAAACGCGCACGAAATAAAAAAGGTCAGTTGAAGTCGGATGATCCCAGCACTCCTGATGTAAATGAAGCATGGGTTGGCGGTAAAAAGCCAAAAAAGAAAAAATGATAGAACAATTGCAAACAAAAATTAAGGAAGAGGGCAACAAGGTTGTCATTTCACGCACACAAGATGTGCAGTCGATCCTTGATTATAACAAAGAAAAACAAATTGCTGGAACGGTTGCGCGTAGCGATATGCGCCATGTGGGCCAAATCCCGTTTGTTGTGGTCGAAAAGTGGATGTCCGAGTCTGGTTTAAAACTAGGGTCGAAAGAGTTTGCAGAATATGTTAAGAAGAAACTGTTGAGCGGTGACTACGCGAAACTATTGGTTCACGGATACTGAGGGCATCGCTATGAGTAATAGAAATACAGTTGCATCTGCGCATGAGCGTATCGACGGGCTTGAAAAAGAGGTGATTGCTATGCAGACGGAAATGAAAATCCAGTTCAAGGATTTATTCGGTCGAGTTAAACGCATGGAAGCAATTATGATTGGCACTACAGGCTTTATCATTGCACTCTTGCTCGCCGTGCTTTCCAAAATGAGCTAAAAAAATGATTGACCCTATTACAGCGGTCGGTCTAGCTACTAGCGCATTTAATATTCTGAAGCAGGGTATTAGTGCTGGCAAGGACATCCAAGAAATGAGCGGCACCTTAGCTAAATGGGGGGCCGCTTTTTCTGATTTTCAGTACGCGGAGGACAAGACTAAGAACCCTCCATTTTATAAAATGATGTCTGACAATAGCTCTAATGCTATCGAAATATTTGCCCAGAAAAAGAAGATGGAGTCCATGAGGAAGGAAATAAAAGACCATATATCCTGGACTTACGGACCATCTGCTTGGGAGGAAGTTCTCGCTATCGAAGGTGAGATGCGCCGAATTCGCAAGGAAGAGGCTTACAAGAAGCAAGAGATGATCGACAATGCTATCAATTTTACACTTGGAACTATTATATTTGTTATTGCTGGTGCGGGGATCGTGACAGGCTTTTATTATCTTGGGCGCTATCAGGGAAAGTGGTGATGTGGTTTTTAGTTTGGTTTATAATAATCAACAACAACATTGAGCATTATCAACTCAATTATTTTACTACTGAAAAAGAGTGTAGAGAAGCTCTTGATGACGCAAGGGTCTTGATAACTACAAGTCAGACGACGGTGTATTGCTTTGAGGTTATACCAGAATAAAAAGGGCAATTACGTTGTATATGACAAAGATGAAAAAGTTGTTATTATCACGCATCACAAGCACCACGCGATAGCGTATGCAAGGAGTTTGAAATATGCCAAATGAATTTGATCTAAACGGCAATGGAAAGATTGATCCGATAGAGCACGAGATCATGCTGGAAGACCGCCGCCGCCGCATGGAGGACTCAGACGCCAAGAGGGACGCACAGAGGCGCATGACATGGTTTTCCTTATCTGGGATGGTTTTATACCCTTTCGTCATTCTAGCGGCCTCTCTGTGGGGCTTAGAGGCCGCTGCGGGTTTATTGGCTGACATAGCGGCGGTTTATGTTATCGGGGCGTCTGGTATCGCTGCTGCTTATTTTGGTTTTAATGCAATGGAGAGTAAACATGCTTCAAGCTCTGATCGGTCCGGTAGCTGAGTTAGCTGGCGGCTGGCTTAAAGGTAAAGCAAGCGCACAGGCTGCGTCAGCAAATCTAAAGTTGGTTGAGGCGGAAGCCAAAGCGACCATAATGAAATCGGCTGCTACGTCTGAAGCCGACTGGGAAAAAATTATGGCCGAGGGTACGCAAAACAGCTGGAAGGACGAGTATTTAGTTCTGCTTTTTTCCATTCCCTTGATACTGAGCTTCCTGCCTTTTGATTGGGCCAAGCAAGCGGTTACGGACGGTTTCGCCGCGCTGGATACAATGCCGGATTGGTACAGCTACACTTTAGGGGTAATTGTTGCGAGTAGCTTCGCCGTGCGATCAGCAACTAAATTTTTCGGAGGAAAAAAATAATGAGCGATGCAATGCGTGAACTGCAATCCAAATGCGGCGTTGCGGCAGATGGTCAATTTGGCCCGAATACTGCCAGAGCGATTGCCAAGTTTTATCAACTATCGCCAGAAGCCGCGTCACATTTTTTGGGACAGTGCCACCACGAGAGCGGCGGGTTTAAGCGTAAGCCAGAGGAAAACCTAAACTATTCCGCAAAAGGTTTGCGATCAACCTTTGGCCGTTATTTCAAAACGGACGAACAGGCAGAAGAATATGCGCGTAATCCTGAGAAAATTGCCAATTATGTATATATGGACGAGAACCGAAAATACCCGCTTGGCAATACAAAAGAGGGTGATGGGTGGTTATGGCGAGGCCGAGGATTTATTCAATGCACCGGGCGTTTTAATTACAGAGCCTTTTCAAGCGAAATGCGTTTGCCAGATGTGATGGACAATCCAGATTTAGTTGCAACCGAATACGCTATGGAGAGTGCTATTTGGTATTTCGACAAAAACAACATTTGGGTTCATTGTAAACACGTTACCGATGACACTATTAAAACCGTGACGAAGGCTGTAAATGGCGGAACGCACGGTTTGGAAGACCGTTTGAAACAGACTTACAAAATTCACAAATGGCTTGTGTCGGATTAATTTCGATCATATAAATCTCTAGTGGGTGGCTATCATCACAACATAAATTGCCCTTCTCCAAGCGGGGCGGTTGTTTACCTCGGATGACGTTGCTACCAAAAAAGCGCCAACTTTTAAATATCAACGGCCACCCACACGATTAATTTAAGTTTTGGTTTTCCTTTTCGCCCCCCTTGAGGGCTTTTCCCCACGCAGGGAAAAACCTCTAGGTATTTATTTGACCCAATTTAAACACTCAGTTTTAAAGACTTCAAAATATTATAGCGACTAGCGCCATTAGGCTAACGCCGCTGATGAAGCCAATAATAGCTCCAATCAGACCGGCTGCGTTAATCATGCGCTCCACTTCATTGTCATCCATTACCACTTATCCTTAAATACTTTGCGGAACACCTCGTCCAACACCTTATCCATCTCGCGATCAGTCATCTTTACCCCTCCTACTATCTTTCCATGTCTCATGGGCGCGGACACCCATCTGGTAAACAAGCTCACCCCGTATGTCCTTGATTCTTCACGAGCCACCTCAATCCTTTCCAAGATTTCGTCCAACCGATCAAGCAAGTAACGAAATTTAGGTTTATCCATCACCGCCGCACCCCAAACACTTTGCGAAACGCATCGTCCAAAATCTTTTCAATATCCCGCTTAGTCATGAGTGCGCTCCTTTGGTGTTTGATTGGGCAAGTAATACAACCAATAATCTGGTTTGTTTTTTTGATATTCCAATCGGTATTTTTTCAACCTACCCATTTGCACAAGGCCATTCATCAATCCGCTAATAACAGAAGCATTCATGCCCATGTTATCGTCGCCCATCATGTTTTTAAGTTCTGGAACTGTGTAGTCTTTGCCGATTTCAAAGAAGCTAATAATGTGGTGCCTGCGATCTTCTGATATTTTAAGCAATCGAGCTTTTTCTTTTTGCATTTGCTGTTTGTTAGGTGTTTTTATTTGCATTGGGAGTGCTGGGCGTTTTCCCAGCTTTGCCATTTCAAGTTCAAACTCCAAAACATGCCAGCCCCAAACAATCTCATCAATCACCTCTTTTCGTGTTTCTTTTTGAATTGCGGCTATTGCGAGTTCTTTTCGATGTTTCTTTTTATCAACTGCCCAAGCGCGAGGATTTCTTCTAATTGCTGCTTCAAGTTGTGTCTGTTCGCTTTTTTGGACTTCTCTATCATCAACTCCAACAGTTTCTGCTGTCTTGCACACGCAACTATCAACTCCGCATTTGTCACAAGTTTTATCCTTTACAGTTTTAAATTTTATACCGAACCGCTTTGCGTTGCGGCTGATTGTTGCCGGGGAAACATTTAAGACATCTGCCGTTTGGGTTTGATCCAACCCATTTTCGGCGCATCTTATCATGATCCCTATATCGCTTTCTTTGAGCTTTACGTTCATTTTAATAACCCCGCTCCGCAAAGTCTTCATCAATATACTCAATTAACGTGCAGTGATATTGCTTTAGAATTTCATTGCTCAAGCGTTTAGAAACTGGATCTGTTTTACCGGGGCGGCAGATGCTTGTGATTTCGCTTTCGATCTCACCGGGATCATCTGCCCATCCAATTCCCTTTGAGGCTTCGTAATAAACCTCAATGTCTAACTCGATGCCTTTAATTTCAACTGCGGTTTTTATTGAGTAATAATTCATGATCTGCTCCTGTTATCCTATACGCACTTTTGTATTGCGCTATTTACAATGTTGCAAGCGTTTATTTACAGAAATAGCACCAATGCAAATAAACCCGTGATGAATAAAACTTCTCCAACAATTTCCCAATCCATAACCATTACTCCCTTTCTTTGATTAATCTGTTGCAGATACTGATTAGGTTTTCTTTATAATCGGTCATTGTTTGGCCTCCGAAATCAAAAAATAACGAGCATAAGATTTATTGTTATGCTGCTCTCTTACAGCTTCAATTGTGTGTCCATCCTCCTTCAAGAAGCCAATGTAAGCGGCAAGCCGTGTAACATGATAATTGGTTATCGCCTCCCACGAAGTTATGCCGTTTTTGTGTGTTCTGAGATGATTAAGCACTTTGAGTTTTTGAGTTTCCATTTTCTTCTCCTTTTACAACCGGATTTTTTTCAAGTTTGGTGAGGAGCCGGAGCTCCCCGTGTTGCGTTAAGCGGCTCCAAAGTAATCTTTGCGTGCCGCGTTGATTTTTTCCTCTAGTGTTGCGCCATCCTTCATGCGCTTTGTGTTAGTGATCTGAAACACCTCGCCAAACTCTACAAGGTCGGATGTGTCAGCGATAAAAAAAGCGCCGTTTGTCTTAAACTCAGCAACCGCTATTTCGCCGTCTGCGTCCAACACGCAAAGGATTGTGATGTCTTTGGCCG